TATATTCCATCCTTTTCAGGCGAATGTATGTTTTTACATATAATATAAAATCTTTAAATTAAATTTGATTTTTTAAAAAATTATATATTTAATTTAAAAAAATGAACGGAATCCTACAATCCAAAGATTATAATCATTTTCTTATCTTAAGTGATTCTGGAAATGAATTACATCGATTTGAAGGTGCAACATTAGCAAATAAATGCCTACCAGGAGACCATGTGATATGGGACGATAAATGTAATCTTGAATTACGATACGAACATCCACTTATTGTTGGGACGATTGAATTCAAAACAAAATATGGATTTACGAAAAAGCATGTCCCATTGTATCTATTTACACCTTATAACAAATCATACCCGCATTTTATTGTTTCATGTTCTCATTCTACTATGACAAACTTGATTGCACTTGTTACGTTTGATAATTGGAATACGACTTTTCCACGAGGTCACATCGAACAAGTACTCGGTAATTCAGGAGATTATGAAGCAGAAAAACAGGCGATCATTTGGCAAGCATGTCCTTATAAATATCCAAAAGGTACATACATTTGTGAATCGAAAGAAACAGAACGAAGAGAACTAACTGGCTATACATTCCACATTGATCCACCTGGATGTCGAGATGTAGATGATGTATTAACATTTGAAAAAGTGGAAGAAGGCTGGCGTGTAACTATTACGATTAGTGATGTAGCTACATATGTAGAAAATGACGGAATTGTTGATATATTTGCATCACTTATAGGTCAAACTCTATATGATGATGGTGTTCCAATTCGCCCGATGTTGCCGAAAGATTATGATGTATGCTCTTTACTACCTGGTAAAAAATCATTGGGAATCTCGTTGCAGTTTCTCTGGACAAAAGAAATGAATGAAATGAATGAAATGAATAAAATCAAAAATATAGAATGGTTTGAATCAGTATTTGAAACAAATAAATCATATACGTATGATGAATTTGATAGAGAAGAAAGTGAATATAAACCTATTTTGAAAGAGATTGCGAGCTATTTATATAACGAAGCACAAAACGAAGTAATGGATTCGCATGGATGGATCGAACAAATGATGTTGTTTTATAATAAAGAGGCTGGTAAAATGTTAAAAAAGGCAAATATGGGGATTTTAAGGAGACATTCTGCGCCTAATATGGAAAAATTACGTAAATATCCACCTGAATTAAAGTTCTTAGCCTTTTCTTCTGCCGAGTATTGTTTGGCAGAAGAGGAATCAATTCATTATGGGTTGAATTCAGAATACGCACATGCATCGAGCCCGATTCGTCGATATGCCGATTTGGTAAATCAACGCGTCATAAAATTAATTATACATAATGATCCTTCCTATATTGTTCCACTTGCCATGTATGATCTCAATTACAGAGCAAAACTAAATAAAAATTATGAGAGAGATTTGTGCTTTTTAGATGCAATCCAAACGAAAACTTTTAAAGGAATTGTGTTGGAGACCGATCCAAAAATAAAATTATATATTCCAAGTTGGAAAAAGTGTGTTTCTGTAAATATAGAAGGTATAGAAAACGGAGGAGAAGTGGAATTAAAGTGTTCGTGTAATGTGAATGCACGTAATTGGAAGGAGAGGGTTATTATCGAGATACTTGACCATGTTCATTAACAGCTATCCAATTAGATGTTGGACCATTTTGATTAACCTCTTCCCAATCATTAATACTACTAATTTCCCCCCCCCAAGTAAAATAAGACATATCTGGAATTATTTTTCTATATTTTTGTCCACTTATTTCAATTATTCCAACACATCCGTATGAGAAGACCTCTGTCTTACCTTTATTACTATTTGGAGATAGAACAGTGGTTTCAAATAATTCATTAAGTGTATCTGCATATAAGATTTCTGGTACATCGGATTTACTAAATATTACAGCAAATATATTTTCAATATTTATTTTTGTATTATTATTTCCATTGCATCCAAAACTATGGATACCTATTGTGTTAGGTGTATCTTTTCTATAATTAAATATATGATTAACTAATGTGTCACTATCGTTACTATCTTCAGTAGATTTTATATAATTCTTCCAGTTACCATACATTACATCTGGAATTACACAAAAAGTCCTACTACCATTATTCATTAGTAATTCAATTTTAATTGTTATTATTTTTGATAATGTTTTTATTTCATTAAGACTATATTCTTTTTTTTCTATTATAGGAATAAATATTTTTGTTTCTCTTTTTTTTTCATTTTCACCTATACGATTTATTACTGCTTTACCAGATTTATCTAATGTCATCTCAAAATAATTATCTGCATCTATTACTACTTCAACATCATTATATAAATATGGATTATTTATGTTTAATTCAAATCCTGCCATTTCCTAATAAAACTCTTTTTTTTAAAAAATTGACGCCGCATTTTAAAAATGAAAAGAACTTAGACAATCGATTCTATAAACAGATATGCCAGCCGGATTTAACCAAACATCTTCAGACCTTGAGTCTATCGTTGGCGTACAGTTCAGTATTTTCTCTCCAGATGAAATTGAACGAAGCTCCGTAGTGGAAATAACATCCCACGACACCTATCAAGGTAATGAACCAAAAATTGGTGGTTTATTCGATCCAAGAATGGGAGTACTTGACAATGGAAAAGTATGTCGTACTTGCGGACAAACAAATCATGGTTGTCCGGGTCATTTCGGACATTACAGGCTTACTCGTCCTGTATATTATATTCAATTCTTACCATTTATAATGAATGTTTTAAAATGTATTTGTATCCGTTGTTCTAAGTTGAGAATTGATAAAGAATTGCATAAAGAATTATTAAACCGTAAAGGTGAATTTCGATGGAAAGAGGTCGTAGCACTTTCTTCCAATATCAAACGGTGCGGACAAGAATGTGAAAATGGGTGCGGTGCACCTCAGCCCGATAAGTTTACACGTGAAGGAATTGCTCGAATTGTTGCGCATTATTCAGATCTTAAAAATCAATCACTCGAAGTCGAATACGTGCATCGTCTTTTCAGACGTATCACTGACGAAGATGTCGATTTTATCGGATTGTCCCGTTTCTGGTGTCGCCCAGATTGGATGATTTGCACGGTCTTACGTATCCCACCGCCACAAGTTCGTCCCTCGGTCGTTCAAGATAATAACCAGAGATCAGAAGATGATTTAACTCATAAACTATTTGATATTATCAAAAATGATAAAACACTACAACAGAAGATTGAAGGGAATTCATCTAAAAACGTAATTGATGAAATGACGAATGTCGTACAATATCATGTAGCAACATTGGTTGATAATGAAATTCCTGGTGTAGCCCCGTCGGCTCAGCGCAGCGGTCGTCCACTAAAATCGATTCAACAACGATTAGGAGGAAAAGAAGGACGTATTCGTTACAATATTCAAGGTAAGCGCGTAGAATTCTCTGCACGATCTGTGATTACTCCAGATCCCAATTTAAGTGTAGCCGAAATAGGCGTTCCTTTAGAAATCGCAATGAATCTAACAAGCCCAGAGCGCGTAACTGTTTATAATCTTAATAAGCTCTATAAACTCGTACAAAATGGAGCAGACAAATGGCCTGGTGCAAAAACAATTGTTCGCGTGGATGGTCGTATGATTTCCTTAAAACATGTTAATACGAAGGAGCTCGTACTGTATGACGGGGATGTTGTGAATCGTCACTTGTTAGACAATGATATATTACTATTTAATCGACAACCAACGTTACATAAAATGTCGATGATGGGACACCGTGTGAAGGTGTTGCCATATAAAACGTTTAGGATGAATGTGTTGGCTACGAGGCCATATAACGCCGATTTTGAAAGGGAATATAAAGTATTGACATACTAATTAATTTAGAAATGTCAGGCGTAATTTATCAGATAACATGCAATTCCACGAATTTGAAATATATCGGTCAAGCTACAAACTTTAAGCATAAAAATGATAAGCCATATAAATATGGGGCAAGTGGTCGTTGGAGCGATCATGTATCATCGTCAAAAACGCATGGTACTCCATTATGTAAAGCGATCCAAGAATATGGCAAAAAAGATTTTACAATTGAAGTATTAGAAGAAGCTCTTTTAGAAACGTTAGATGAGAAAGAAGCATATTGGATGTCCAAATTAAATACAATTCATCCTAATGGATATAATATTGCAAGTCATTCACGAAATCGTCATAGAGATACATCAAACTTACATATCTTCTATAAAGACAGAGTTAAATCTGCCTTAATTTCACCTATTAAAAAAGATGGCGAATTGAAGATGGCGTATGTATATCTTACATTACATGACGACTCTCAAGAAAGATTGGCATTTGGACAAAAATCAGATAGTACATATGAGAGTACATTAAATGAAATAACTGAGTTTCTTACACAGTTAGATTGTCCTCATACAACTAAATGTAATGATACACTATCTGAAAAATATGCTTCGAAATTAAATGAGTTTAAGAGTAAAGAAATAACCTCTGTTCGAATTACAAGTGCCTCCAATTTAATAGCAGTATATATTGGCACAAGTGAAATGAAATTTAGTAAAGAGCATAAACGTATTTGCTTTGGAGGTAAAAAAATTATAAAAGAAGATGCTTATAATATTGCTAAACAGTTTGTAGCTGAACTGAAAATATCTGATAAATTAATTCAAGATTCCATAATGGTTGGCAACAGGTGACTGCTTGATAAGGATGTTGTATCTCCTATTGAGAAAAACAGTGTAAATACAACTATGGGTTATTGGCATACACCACCATAATCTGTAATATAATCATCTAGTATGTTTTA